TTTTCACACATCTGGTGTGTTGCGGCTCGGATGATGGCGGAGGGTGAGATGCCGTTCTTCTTTGCGATCTGGCGAATGGTAGTCATATTCTCGATCTCTTCGATGTAGGTAACCCTACATCTATGGTCTGCGATTTTGTTAGGCATGGTCGTGTTGTGGGTGTGTGTTTTGTTTTAGATGTGGTGTTTGGCCACGTAAAAGAAGTAATGCAAGTGCGCGGTATCTTCAACTAAAATCGTACTAAGCAGACGGCTTATCTTCTCTAAGTAGTTTACTTAGGCCGTTTTCTGCTCAGCCTTCTCAGGGGCGGGAGGCGTTGGGGGGACGTAACCTTCTGGGTAGATCCCGAACCAGGCGCGAGCCGCCGAAGGCTTTACGAGCTGCTTGTAGTCGCGTTCTACCACGGCAGGGCTATTACCGCACTGTTTTGCCACTAGGTAGCTGTTAGCATCCTTGTCCGCCATCCGGTAAGAGATATAGCCCTTACGGAGCCCATTGTGTTTCCAAGCGACGGAAGTTGCGTCGATCGCCAAAGCTCTTTCTTTGACAAGCCAGTTTTTGGTCTGGGGAACGAGTGGCCCGGTCATCTCACCTTTGTAGGTCTTTATCCACGCAATCAGGTTGTCGGTCATGATTACCGTTCTCCGCCTTTTGACCTTGGATTTGGATTTCTTGATCTCGATAACCTTTTCCTCCAGGTCGATCTCTTCCCACACCAGCTTCTCCACCTCGCTTGTCCGCACCCCTCCAAAAGCTCCAATCGCAAGAGGTACGACAAGCCCGTTGCTCGCCGCCTTGAGCAACTTCTCCATTTCCTCGGGAGTGAAGATTACTTCATAGACCTCTTTCTCAGGGAGGGCGTCCTCATCATCCTCGAAGGGTTTAATTACATCGCTCACTAGGTCACCCTTTGGAAGATACCCCTCGATTTTCGCCCAGCGGAAAAGGGTCTTGATGTGGTTGAGGTGATTGTTTTTTGTGCGGGTGGCTTTGTAGGTTTCGCAATACGCCACCAACTCTTCTTTGACTACCTTGTCGATATTCTTGAAGAAGTGATTCCCGAAGGCCGTCATCACCGATTTGGAATTCTTGTAATGGAGGTTGGTCTCCTTGTTTTTGAATTTCTCCAAGTAGAGCTCAACAACCTCTTTGCACGAAACTTGCTTGAGGGCGTCATTCTTGCGGTGCTCCACATAAAAATAGACGGCATCCTTGATTGTGGCATCGAGGGGTTTAAGCAGGTCCTCGTATTCGGCAATCTGCATAGCCTTCTCGGTGGTGATGTTCTTCCGGGAGATCTTCCCTGCCTCGAAATCGTCCACGAGCTCCTCCATTTTGAGGAATGCTTTGTCCTGGTCCCGGTAAAATTTTCTCTGCCTCCCGAGTTCGCGAGAGACCCATGACACAACGTATTCTGGGTCATCGTCAGTGCGGCATTTGTATATTTTAACCTTGCCAAATTTGGTCTGCTGAACGAAGGGGTACGTGATGTTTTTAGGAACTTTCATGGGGGAAAACTCCGACACTCCCGACACTTTGTCAAATAAAAAGGTAGCTTATACCACCCTGTCAAAGTGGTATGTGGTATACGCTTTACACTGCACCTTTCTCTGTATAGGGTATCATAACAGTGTATGCACTATATAAATGTAGTATGAGATTAACACAGATTCAAATCCTACCCCCGCCACCATTTCTACAGAGAAAATTGGTGAGCACGGAAAAAGTCCCGACGGATTCCCGACAAACAGGAGAAAAAAAGTGAGTGTTCCGGTACGCGGCAGAGTCAAGACTGCGGATGGCCGTGTGGTCGAAATCACCGATCAAGAATTCCAGTACGGGCGTTGGTGGAATAAAAAAATCGATCAGTTCAACCGAGAGATTTATTCGTTCCGCAATCCGGTTGCCCTCGAAAAAGGGGGAGAGAAACCAGAGTTTCATTTCAAGAGGATCGCCCATGCGCTCTGGCCGGAAGGCGGCCCCAAGCCTTTCATCTGGCATCCTTGGGCTGAGCGAATGTTGGAGGCCGCTTGCGAGAACAAGTATCTTGCAGTAGCGGGCTGTGCATCATCTGGTAAGACAGACTTCTACGCACTCTGGGCTATAATCAATTTCATCGTGGCACCCTACGACACGATGGTCTTGGTCACCTCCACCACACTCAAGGATTCCCGCAAGCGCATCTGGGGTTCGATTCGAGATTACTGGCAAGCAGCTCCACAACTCCCCGGTAAACTCGTGGATTCGATGGGACTTATCCGATTCGAGGACGGTACGGGAGGCACAAGCGACAAGTCAGGCATCACGCTGATTGCCGCTGAAAAGAAAAAAGAGAAGGAGGCTGTGGGCAAGCTGATCGGGTTCAAAAACAAAAGAGTCATCGTGATCGCTGACGAAATGCCCGAACTCTCGGAATCCATCCTCGAAGCCTCTGCCTCGAATCTTTCGCTCAACCCCGAATTTCAGTTTATCGGCATCGGCAACCCTGCAAGCCGCTTTGATGCGTTTGGCATTCTCTCCAAGCCTAAGAACGGCTGGCAGTCCATCTCCCCACTTGAGGATGAGTGGGAGACTGAGCGGGGTTTATGTATCCGATTCGACGGCGAGAAATCCCCGAACGTGCTGGCCAACAAATTGATTTATCCCTGGATCGTGACTAAAGCCAAGATCGATGAGGCCAAGGCCAGCTTCGGCGAGAACTCTTTGGCATATTACCGGATGTTCCGTGGGTACTGGGCACCTACGGGCGATGAGGACAATATCTACAGCGAGGCCGAGATTGTCTCAGCTCAGGCTGATCAGGACGCCATCTGGCTTGAGGAACCAATACGAGTCGCGGCTCTTGACCCTTCCTTCACCAACGGGGGCGATCGATCGGTGCTTTACCACGGGCTCTACGGGATTTCCAGGGAAGGGATCACGACACTGATGTTCACCAACTACGAGTTGCTACAGGATGATGTCACCAATAAAAAGCAGACCCGCTCCGAGCAGATCGTCCGTCAGTTCCAAGACAAGTGCGAGCAGAACGGCGTGCTCCCAGAGTACGCAGCCTTTGACGCTTCAGGTGCCGGTGGACCTTTTGGTGACATCGTGGACATGATCTGGTCCAGGGATGTCCTGAGGATTCAGTTCGGCGGCAAGGCGTCCGAGCTTGTGGTATCGGCCACCGACAATACCAAGTCTATCGACCGCTACGTGAACCGTGTCTCGGAATTGTGGTTCTCAGCCAAGGAGCTCATTCGTAACGGCCAACTCAAGGGGATCGACAGGGAACTTGCCAAGGAGATGTGTGCCCGCAAGTACACGACCGACAAGGGAACCTCACTTCGGATGCGGGTTGAGTCCAAGATCGACATGAAAGCCCGTATCGGAGCTTCCCCAGATATTGCCGATGCCGCAGCCATACTGGTAGAACTCTGCCGTCAGAGGTTCGGATTCGGAGGCATGACTGTGAAAGCGAAGAAAGAGCAAAACTCTTTTGAGGCTAAGAGGTCGTTTAACTTCAGGAAGCTGGGAGTAGCTAACTTAGGGAAATCTCTACGCCGAGATAAGTTTTCAGCTTGACATGGTATCATTAACCACGCACCTATAAACATCAACCCCTACTCGGTACCGAATTAATTCATGGAGACAACCTCACCCTCGATCAGCGACCCGTTGGTCGGCAATCTCAATGCCGACGGCTCCAAGCCGCCTAGTCGTATCAAGGACCCAGACTCCCTCCACGCTGTCTACCTGAAGCTGAAGCAGGCTGATGACATCAATGCCCGTAATCGTGCCGAGGTGGATGCGATGTTCGATGGAGCCGCCCCTTACGACGACAACGTGCTCAAGCAATCGGGCATGGGATCTCGCTGTAACCTGAACTTCGGCGAGGCCGAGACATTGCTTGAGTCTGCCCTGGCCGGATATGTCGATCTCATCAACTCGGTTGAGAATCTAGTCAGTGTCTCCGTCAAGGAACCCGACGCCCAGAAGAAATCCGATTACGAGCAGATCATCTCCGAGGGATTCACCCGGATGCTCCGCGAATGGGACGAGTTCTCCTTCAAGCACGTTCTCAATTCCACATTTTTCATCAAGCACGGTGTCTCGGTCGCTTATTTCGAGGATGAGTACGACTGGCGTTGGCAGATCTCCAAGATCGGGGATTTCTTGCTTCCACGTAGAACATTCGCCTCCGAGGAGATGGTCGAGATCGCCGTATCGCCCCGTATCATGCGGGCTCACGAGCTCTACTCATTCATCAAGGACGAGGAGCGAGCAGCCGAGCTCGGGTGGGATGTGGAGCAAGTGAAGAAGGCGATCATCGCCAATACCGGATCTCAAAATACCTACCACGTCACTGACTGGGAGCGTTATCAGGAGGATCTGAAGTCGAATGACCTTTTTGTGGCTCATGGATCTGGATCTGAAGTCCGAGTGATCCATGCCTGGGTCAAGGAGTTCGATGGTACGATCTCCCACTACATCTCTCTAGCAGATGGAAGCAACGAGGAATTCCTCTACGCCAAGCGAAACCGATTCCGTAGGGCTTGCGATGCGTTTGTGACCTTCACCTATGGTGTGGGAACTAACGGCTTCTACCAAGCTATCCGTGGCCTTGGCTATAAAATCTTCCCACACGTGCAGGTAAGCAACCGCATGAGATGCCAATTTGTCGATGGGGCAATGCTCTCGACCTCTCTGTTAATCCAGCCAGATAGCGAGGAGTCCTTGGAGAATCTGGCGTTCGAGTACTTAGGACCTTTCTCCGTGCTCAACGCTGGGGTCAATGTCATCGACAAGCAGCTTCCCAATATTGGTCAGAACGCAGTGCCCGTGCTCCAGGATATGCAACAGCAGTTGCAGAACCGAGCAGGCTCCTATCAGACCACCTCAGGGAACCCGAATCCAACTGAGCGTACCAAGTTCGAGGTGCAAGCTCAGCTCCAAGGTGAAGCAAGGCTTACCACTGGGGCAATGAACCTCTTCTATGAGCCCTGGAATCGCTTGCTCCGTGCCGCTTTCAAGCGTGCAACCCGTGAGGATTATTTAGCCGCCGAGCGTGGGGGAGAGTCAATTCAGACTTTCCGGAGATATTGCACCTCTCGTGGGGTTCCCCTCAATGTCCTCTTCAACAACGTCGAGGAAATCAATGCCGTGCGTTCCATCGGAGCCGGATCGGATCAACTCCGCTTGGTGGCAATGGATGAGATGATGCAAATGATCGGTCAGTTCGATGAGCAGGGTAAACAGAACGTATTGCGCGACCGTCTTGCTGTCCGCGTCGGCTATGACCGGGTGAGCCGTTATGTTCCCGCTAAGCCAGATGCTCGCCCAGTCATCGATCAGAAGATCGCCGAGCTTGAAAACGCGGCCATGTCACAGGGCAAACAGATCCAGATCGCCCCGAA